TCAGAAGGTTAGGGGTTCGAATCCCTTCGGGCGCACCACACCACCGTCGCCATCCGGCCCATCGTTGCCAGGGATCGGTCGAGCGCCAGTCATGACGTAGCCGAATGAAATGTTGAGCGATTCGCAGATTACGTCCAGATCGTTCACATCAAACGGCGTTTTGCCCGTCATGCGCCGAGACATCCTGTCCTGACTGAGACCGGCACGCCGTGCGGCTTCCGAGTCGGAGAGGCCGAGTCGTGCGAATTCCATGCGCAAGCGCCGAATGATGGCATTGGCGCGGCTCTCTCCCCGCTGACCATCCACAAGCATCAGTGTTGTCATGGCGCGTATCTTACGCGCTGAACAAGTAAATGCAAGGTCAATAGCCTGGTAATGGCGTTCTGCGCGACACGCCAGCGAAATTACATACTTGCAACTTGCGCGCTGAGCGCGTAGACATGGCGTATGTCGCTCAGTCAAACCTCTCATCGCGCCGCTGCGGAAGTCCGCGCAGAGATGGCTCGCCAGGGATGTACTCAGGCAGCTCTAGCGGAACGCATCAACCGCGACCAACACTTCATCTCGCGCCGACTCTCCGGCAAGGTGTCATTCACGGTCGACGAGCTGGCCTGCGTCGCCGAAGCCCTCAACGTCACCATTGGGGCACTACTGGTCGACCCAGCCGAGGCTTCCAAGGCGACCGCCTCATGAACGCACTCACCCATCCCGCCGACGAGCGCCGCATACGCGAGATCGTGCGGGAGGAGCTAGCCGGTCTCAAGGGCGGCGATGCGGGCCTCAAGACCTCGGGCATACGCCTCAAGCTCGATGAACTGCTCAATGAGCCGAGCCGTCTTGCTCGCCAGCTCGACGTGCCCCATGAGGGCGAGTCCGACCATGCGTTCACGCGTCGCGTCATCGAGAGCGCCCTCGACCGATTCGTCGGGCGTGAGGTGGTCGGCGATCATGTTTCTGAGCGCGACGCTGCTCTCCCAAGCCTCGGGTATGTCCAGCTCAGCCCAAACATTCCCCACAACAAAACTCCTTACGTTGCACGGGCGCTAACCCGTTATGTGACCGGCGCGTTCCTTACCGCGTTCCGGTGGTTGCAGCGTAAGGCGGTGACCCGACGCGCCGCGGAATCCGGGGCGCGGCCGTCGGGCACCACACAAGGTGGTGCGCGATGAGTGCCGCCAACGAACGCTCGATCGGCCAAGAGCTGGTGCGGATCATCCGCGCCGAGATCCGCGCCTACGACGAACGCAAGGACGAGGCGGTGCGGCTGCGCAAGGTCGCTGACCAGGCGGTCGCCGAGGCTGAGCGGGCTGCCAAGGCGGCGCGTGAGTCAAAGCCGAATTCCATCGGTGGCGCAATCAGCGCCGCCATCGTTGGCGATCTGAACGCGCAGGCCATCGACGCACTCTTCGAGCGTCAGCAGAAGCCGCTTGTGGACTTCACTACCACCGTCAGTGCCGCCTCTGTCGCTGACGGGCTTGGTGCATGGCAGCCGCGCAGCACAGGGGAGAACCCGCCACGTCGCCGATGGTGGCGCAAGAAGCGCTGAATCGTCATGTCTGACAACTAAAAAGGAAAAACCCCGACGGCGGGCTCGCTCGCCAAAGTTCACCCGCCGCCGGGGCCTCTACAACCAGCCTAAAGGAGGCCGGTCATGTCCCACCGTATCCAAGTACCCATTGCGCGCGTCGAGGGTGTCCGCACCGCGATCATGCGGCACGCATTCTGGACCGTCGCGTTTCTCGCTCTCGTGTACGCGCTGGCCGCCCTGTCCAACCACCAGTACACGCAATTCGTCGTAGTGATGGCGCTGTTCGGCGTTGCAGTGGGGATTGATCTTCGTGTGCACCGTCGCGGGCGATACCGCGACCGGTCGGCCGTGCTACTGCTGATCGCCTTCGTGGCCATCGTTGTCACGGGCGTATTCGCGCAGGTGGGGGTGGCCGCGTGACAACCGACACCACGCCAAACGTGTTGAACCTCAACAACGTTATCGACAAGGTGACCGGCGCCATGGACGCGCTAAAAGAGACCGCCGAGGCTGCGGGCGTCGACTTGAGCGACGATATACCGCACCTCGAACGCGAGCTAGACCGGTTCTTCGCTACGCGCCACACCGAACGCGACGAGGCCAGCGCGGCGATTCGCGCATCGGAGGCGGTCTGGTGATGGCCGAGACATCCAAGCCCACAAGGGAACTCATCGCCAAAATGCGCGACGCAGCGGGCGCGCTACAGGACGCTACGCGTATCCACTTCGGAGACGACAATCCAGGGCGTGCAAGCCAGACCGACTGGAGCCCTGTGTATCTGCGCCGAGTCGCCGACCAATGGGAGTCCGACCTAGACGCCGACGACGCGCTGACCGAGCAACTGGCGCAGTGCATTGCCGGGTTTCTCACGAACTCGCAGCAGTACGAAAAGCTCGCCCGTGAGCGCGCGAACCCGATCGCGCGCCTGGTGTTGGCCAATTTCGACGTTAAGCCAAAGGGGGCCAGGGGATGACGACACAAACAGCCACCGGGTACTTGATTCTCGAAGCGTCCCGCTACAGGTACGGACTCGCTGGCGAGGACGGGCTCAGGCCGGTTGACGGGCTGCGCATCGTTGGCCACCGCGCGAACCGACCAGCGAAACTGGCCCGTGACCAGATCGCAGTCAAGGTAGCGATCACCATCGACGACGCCGAATTCTCCCCTATTACAGCGACACTCGCGCTCACCCTCGACCCGTCGCGGGTCATCCATCCGGTTGTCGAGGATCTGGAGCCTGGCGAGTGAATCGGTACTACTGCCCCGTGTGCTGGGCCCGAGTAAAGCGCTCCAGCGGAGGCAATATCACGGGGCATTTCGACACCGTGACCAGGCCTTGCCCCGCTTCGGGATACCCGTTCTCCATTGCGTTGATAACCCCGCTCAACGGTGCCGGGTTGCGGAACACCATCAAGCGGATTCACGAGCTACGAGAGGCGATTGCCGCATGACAACTACCGCCGAAATCCCCACCGCTGACGGACTATACAGCGGTATTCCTGATGAGGTCTACCACGCTGACCGCACCAGCTTGTCGTCGTCGGGTGCCCGCGCACTGCTGGCGCCATCCTCGCCCGAGATCTTCCACCACCAGCAACGGCAACCGCCAGAACCCAAGCCGCAATACGACTTCGGGCACGTAGCCCACAAGTTCGTGCTGGGCGAAGGCGCCGATATCTGCGAGCTAGATCCGGCCGTTCACGGGCTGAACAAGGATGGCTCCCCCGCCAAGTCACCCACCGCCACCGCGATGTGGCAGCAAGCGTCCGAGGAAGCACGCCAGCGCGGCCAGATCCCGATGCACATCGCCGAGGTGGCCAAGGCCAAAGCGATGGCGGCCAGGGTTCACGAGCACCCGCTCGCCGGGCCGCTACTGACCGACGGGACACCGGAGCTGTCCGGGTATTGGCACGATCGGGAGACGGGCGTGCGCCTGCGATTCCGGCCCGACTGGCTGCCTAACCCCGGCCGGGGACGGCTGATCGTCGTCGACTACAAGACCAGCTCCAGCGCCTACCCGGGCCACTTCGCCAGGGCCGCAGCCGAATACGGCTACCACCAGCAGGCGCCGTGGTATCTGGACGGTCTGGCCGCGTGCGAGATCGCCGATGACGCCGCGTTCCTGTTCGTCGTGCAGTCCAAGACGGCGCCCTATCCGATCACCGTGGTCGAGCTCAAGCCCGAGGACATCGACCTCGGTCGGCGCCGCAACCGCAAGGCCATCGACCTGTACGCCCAATGCGTCGCCGATGACCACTGGCCCGGCTACGGCGACCACGTGCACTCGGTATCGCTCCCCAGTTACGCCACCTACCAGCAAGAAGGAGAACTCGATCAGTGACCGTCACCCCCTACCAGCCCATCTCGCCCGCACCGCGTACGGCAGTCAGCCAGGCCACCTCAGTCGAACAGTCGCGCGCCGTCGCCGAGGTCCAATCCGCCGTCATCGTGGCCCAGCAGATCCCGCGTGACATGCAGCGGGCCGAAGCGGAGATGCGCGATACGTGCAATCGATCCGCGATGGCGAAACAGGCCTTCTACCAAGTGCCGAACCGAGGCAACGGCGCATCGGTGCACCTCATGCGCGAACTCGCGCGGGTCTGGGGCAACGTGCAGTACGGCGTCAACGAACTGCACCGCGACGACTCCCGGGGCGAGTCGGAGGTTCAGGCGTGGGCGTGGGATGTGCAGACCAACACCCGCTCTACGCGCACCTTCATCGTCCCCCATGCCCGCATGTCAAAGGGGCGCCGCCAAGAACTCACCGACCTCGGTGACATCACGAACAACAACAACAATGCGGGCGCTCGCGCGGTCCGTGAGTGCATCAACGCCATCTTGCCCAAGTGGTTCACCGAAGCGGCACAGGACATCTGCAAGGCCACGCTGGAGAACGGCGAGGGCGTGCCCTTGCCCAAGCGCATCGAGGACATGATCGCCGGATTCCGCGCCATCGGCGTCTCCCAGGCGCAATTGGAGACCAAGATCGGCAAGAAGCGCGGCGCCTGGGATGCGGGCGATGTCGCACAGATGGGCATCACCTACACCTCGATCACCCGCGACGGCTACGACAAAGCCGAGATGTTCCCGCCGGTCGCAGGAGTGACAACCGACGAGATCAAGGCCAAGGCCCCGGACAAACCGAAGACCGAAGCGGCACCAGCTCCCGAGCAGGCACCAAGCCCCGAGAAGGTCGAGGAAGCACCTGAGGCCAACCCCGCTGAATACAACTCGCGCGGTGAGTTTCTGGCCACCAAAAAGACCATCGGCACCATCCGTGGCCTGCTCGGCAACGCGGGCTATTCCCTGCGCGGCGATGCGGCCACCGTCAAAACGCTCACCTATCTGGCCACTGTCGTCGGCCGCGAAATCGCCGATATCAACGACCTATCCGAAGCCGAGGCAGAGGTAGTGACCGACGTTCTGAACCAACCCACCACAACAGAAGGGAATGAATAACCATGTCCGACAACGACACCGAGAAGAAAGAGGAAGGCACCGAACTCGCGCCCGGCGACATCACCGAGTTCATCGTCGTCTTCACCCAACTCAACAAGGGCCGCACGCAGGTCGAAGCAACCAAGGCGCTGCATGAATGCGTCGAGGCCGCGATGGCCACAGGCAAGAAGACCGGCACCGTCACGATCAAGATCAAGGTCGAGCCGCTGGAGTCCGGCGCAGTCAGCCTCGTACCCGATGTCACCAGCAACCCCGCCAAGGACCCGGCCGGGACGATCTTCTTCGCCGACGGCGAGGGCGGCCTATCCCGCGACAACGCCAGCATGCACTACGGCCTCAGGTAACCCAACCCACCCGAAGGAGTAACACCCATGTCCGACAACACCATTGCGCTACCAAAGCACGACGCCGATCTGATCGACGAGCCGGACGCCGACGCCCCGCTGTACCTCGTCACCGCCAACGGCGAGAACGGCCTCCATATCGAGGTGGTCGACGTACGGGGCAAGGTACCCGCCGCATTCCCGCCGCGCGCACCTGAGCGCCGAACCGTCACCGACACAGCCTCATTCCTTGCCGAGGTCACGCGCCGGCCACTACTCCAAGGCCTCTCGACCGTCTGGGGGAACCGGGACAAGGGCCAGGTCAGCGTGATCTACAACGAACTCGGGACGGACGCGACGGCGGACTACACCCGTCGAAATGACGTGCTCGCCTTGCAATTCGTCGCCGACCCCGATTGGGCCACCCTGTTCAATGCCGCTGACGGCAAGTTCCACTCTCAGCTGGATTTCGGCGACCTGATCGAGCAGGCCGGGCACCTGATCACCTCGCACCAGGCCGCCGATGTCATGGAGATCATCGACAGCATCCGAGCATCGAGCAAGGGATCATTCGAGTCAGGAATCAAGCGCGCCACCAGCAGCGTGAACCTGACCTACAGCGAGGAAGTATCGGCCAAGGCGGGCACCGCAACTCGGCAACTTGAGATACCGCGCGAAATCACCTTGTCGGCCCGACCATTCGAGGACTACCCGGTCATCGAGGTTCGGTGCTGGTTGCGCCTGAACATCTCGCAGGGGCAACTGGGGCTCGGACTGTTCCCACAGCCCTATCAGCACCTCGTGCGCGATGCATGGACGCACGTAACCGGCGAGTTGTCCGAAGCACTCGGGGTGCCCGTCTACGCCGCCAACCTCGGCAAGTAAGGGGACCAACGATGCCAGTATCCATGTGGTTCTTCCTGATCTTGGTCGTCATCGCCGTGATCGCGGTGATTGTCGGGCTGTTCATGCAGCGCGGCAACGACAAACGAGTCTGTTTCGGCAGCGCGGGTGTGGCATTCCTGTTCGCGCTGATCTTCCTGGTGTTCGCCTCGACCACCGTGGTCGGCACTCGCCAGATCGGTATCGAGACGACATTCAGCCGACCAACCGGCGCAACGCTGACCAACGGTCTGCACCTCAAGGCTCCATGGACGGAGGTCACCGAGATGGATGGCGCCGTGCAGATCGACCAGCACACAGGTGACCATCGGATCAAGGTGCGACTGGGCAATAGCTCCACCGCGGATGCTGATGTCTCGGTGCGTTGGCAGATCAAGCCGGACGCAACCCCTGATCTGTTCGTGCAGTACAAGACGTTCGACAACGTGCGATCGAACCTGGTCACCCGGAATCTGCAAGTCGCGCTCAATGAGGTGTTCGCGTCGTTCGATCCGCTGGCGCCGCAGAACCTCGACCGCTCGCCGCTGCCCGAACTCTCGGAGAAGGCGAAGGTGATCCTGGCCGGCAAGGTGGGCGATCAGGTCGAGATCCTCGACGTGGCCGTGCCGACCATCGACTACGACGACGGCACCGAGCAGAAGATCAACCAGCTCAACCAGGAGCGGGCCGCCACAGCCGTAGCCCAGCAGGCCAAGACGACGGCGCTGGAACAGGCGGCAGCCAACGCCAACTTGGCCGCTTCGGTCTCGCGCGACCCCAACGTCCTGGTCTCCAAGTGCCTGGACATCGCCCGCGAGAAGGGCCTGGCGCTGCTGTGCTGGCTACCGACAGATGGGCAACAGCCTGGCCGTGCCGGTTGTCGAATGGACTGCGCATCGCCTTGTGGCGGTCGATTCACAGCTAAGGGCCGGCGCATGAGCCGCACCCCCGAGAGTTCAGCGGCCTACCGCGCCGGGTTGTGCGTCGACTGCCTGACCGAGCCGTACAGCGCCGGCCGACCCCGCTGCGGCGACTGCCACCAGCACCACCTCGAACGACAAGCCCAAGGACTACCCCGATGAGCGACCGAATCAAGAACGTCATCGCCGAAGCGTTCAAGGACGCCGAAGTCGATTGCACATGGACACCCGAAGGCCACGCGGTGCACGTCCTCGCCGCGCTCAAGGCAGCCCGCGTCACCCTGGTTGAGCCCGCAACGATGGTCTGCGATCGTGCACCTTCACTCACGGTCAGATGGGCCGACGGGGATGTGCGCGTACATGCCAAGGGTTCTGGAGTCGTCCGAATATCCATCTCTGACCATCGCCTCACCCCTACTGAAGCCCGCGAACTGGGTGCAGCACTACTCGCCGCCGCTGAGCACGCGGAGGCATCCCGATGAGCGACAAGTCCGGCATCGAATGGACCGATGCCACATCAGGCTGCGGTCTGCTCCAGCAGATCCATCACGGGCGAATCAACGGCCAGCGCATGCGCGATCAAATCCCAAGCGTCGAGGGTCATGCGATCGATCCAGGGCAGCGGATCGGAGTCCTTCTTGCTGCTGTTGCACGACGGACAAGCGGGAACCATGTTGCCGTAGACCGTCTTTCCGCCCATGGCGACCGGGATCACGTGGTCCAGGTGCTCGGCAGGTCGGCCGCAACTGTAGGCGCACAGGCCGCTGGTCGCTTCGAAGAGTGCCGCCCGGGTCTCCGGTCCTACGTGGGTAACACCGCGACGACGGGCCGCGGCGCGTCCGCGGTACGGCGCCGGGTTCGCCCGGTACTGCTCACGCCACGCTTCGTTGCGGTGCGTGCGACACAGACCGCCACGGACATCGCTCGCAGACAGCCAGTCTTCGCACTTGCTGCACCATGCTTCACCCCGAGCGCGGGCTGCGCGACGTTCAGGCTTGGTCGGACCGGGCGCGGTTCGTCGGAACGACGCCCGGCATTGCGCCGCGAGCCCGTCCCCGCGGGACCGGTCCGCATTGAAGTCCTCCCGGGCATGCCATTCGCGGCAGGCTCGGCACCACTTCTGACCTGCGTCGGTGCGGGCCGCGTAGTCCTCGACCGAGATCCCCAGGCGCGTTGCAGCGGTCTTCATCGCCCCAGCCTTGCTGCCCATCGGCCCATTCTCCCGCACGCCGCTGACAAGGAGTTCTGATCATGTCCGACCGCACGAAGATCGAGTGGACCCGCAGCGACGACGGCACGCCCGGTGCCACCTGGAATCCGGTCACCGGCTGCACCAAGTTGAGTCCGGCCAGCCCCGGGTGCCAGAACTGCTATGCGTCGACATTCGCTGAGCGATTCCGTGGTGCACCAGGCCATTACTTCGAGCGCGGGTTCGACGTGCAGCTGCGCCCCGAGAAGCTCGACCAACCGATCCGGTGGCGCAAGCCCAGGCGCATCTTCGTCAACAGCATGTCCGACCTGTTCCACGACGACGTGCCCACCGACTTCATCGCGAAGGTGTTCGCGATCATGGCGCTGGCGCCACAGCACACGTTTCAGCTGCTCACTAAGCGTCACGGGCGGATGGGGGCACTGTTGCGAGACGGCGAGTTTCAACAGCAGGTCTACGACGCATGGGGACAGCTGGAGATGCCGAAGGGGCGCCCGTCGATGGAGGACTGGCCGTGGTCCGGCTGGCCGCTACCCAACGTCTGGCTGGGCGTGAGCGCCGAGGATCAGAAGCGCGCCGACCTCCGCATCCCGGCCCTGCTGGACACCCCGGCGGCTGTGCGTTTCGTCAGCGCCGAGCCGCTACTCGGGCCGATCGACCTTTGCCGAATTCCTCCGTACGGCGACGCGCTCACTGATCTCGGCGTACCGGGCACGACTGCAATCGATTGGGTGATCGTCGGCGGCGAATCCGGCCCCGGCGCAAGGCCAATGCATCCCGACTGGGCGCGCTCGATGCGCGATCAGTGCGTGGCCGCTGATGTGCCGTTCCTGTTCAAACAGTGGGGCGAGTGGTCACCGGAGGACGGTTTGAACTGGTCGGAGGGGAACGGGCGCCGCCTCCACTATGCGCGAAATTACCTGCGGCCGGATGGGACATGCGCGGTACTCGGCGATGACGGGAGGCCCGGCGTCTGCATGGAGCGCGTCGGCAAGAGGCGCACCGGGCGCGAGCTGGACGGGCGCACGTGGGACCAGTACCCCGAGGCGGTGCGCTGATGGCATTCGAGGCGAAATATTCCGGTTGGTGCCGAAATTGCGGCGAAAGGATTGGACTCGGAGATTGCGTGGACTACCTGCACGGTCAGATCGTCCACGACCAATGCCCTGACGAGATCGAGCCCGCAGGTCCGGGCCGGCAAGAAGAAAAATGCCCGGACTGCCTGTTGACCCACGCCGGGGAGTGCTTCTGATGAACTGGCCCGCATTCGCTCTCACACTCACCGTGGTCGCCACGTGGCTGTCCTGGCATGCGTTTAGTCAGGCGCTCCGCTACAGCTGGTCCGAGATCGTTTGGCTTGTTGTGACACACGCGCTCGTGCTGATCGACGCAGCCCTCGTCGGGGTGGTGGTCTGATGGCTGAACGTATCCAGCGCAAGCGCACCGCGGGCTGGCGCATGCCCGAGGGCGCTATCTACGTCGGGCGGCCGAGCCGGTGGGGCAACCCGTACGTTGCGGGTCCAGGTCGACCACGAATGCCATGGCTGCCAGAGGGAACCGTTCTGACCGTTGAGCAGACCGTCGCCTGCTATGCGGACATGGTTCGTGGCGGTGGCCCGAACATCAAGGGCGACAAGTGGCTTACATCGCAAGTCGGCGTGATTCGCTACCTCCTGGCCGGGCATGACCTGGTGTGCTGGTGCCCGCTCGATCAGCCGTGCCATGCCGACGTGCTGCTCGAAATCGCCAACGCTACAACCGAATCGGAGGTCTCGGCGTAATGCCGCATTTCAAGGTCAGCGACGACTCACACTCGCACCCCAAGGCGATCATGGCCGGGGATGCAGCGTGGGGCATGTGGAACCGCGCTGGCTGCTGGTCGATGGCCTACGGCACAGACGGATTCGTGCCCGAGTGGTGGGTCAAGCAACAGCCTCAGGGCACGGTCAAGGCCAAGGCGCTCATCGGTGCCCAACTGTGGCGCCGAGGCGAGTACGAGGGCGATCGGCCGGAATACCAAGGGCAGAAGGGCTACACATTCCACGAGTGGCGCCAGGACAGCTACGAGAAGGTCGAAGCTGACCGCGCGAAGTGGCGGGACAAGAAGGCCAACCAACGCGGCTCGGTTCCCCGCGTGTCCCCCGGGGACAAACGGGGGGACAATACCGGGGACACCCGAGGGGACTCCCGCGAGAGTCCCGGGTATATACCCAATACCCAATACCCAAAGAACTCTGGGGAACCTAAGAGCGTTAGTCCCGACTCGACCGAGCGCGAGCCGCGCAGCGCACCCGTCACGCCGCTGGCCAATCGCCTGGTCTCCCAGATCATCCCGTCCGAACACCCGCCGGCCACCCTGACCGAACTGCGCTTGCAGACATCCGCCCTGCTCAAAGCCGGTCAACCCGAGGCGCTGGTGGCCCAAGCACTCGAACTCTGGACCACCAAGGCGCTGCACCCAAAGACCCTGCCCAGCTTGGTATCCGAGCTGATCAACGGCCGAAATCAGCCCAACCGCAACACGTCCGAGCACGCCCAGGCGCCGCCCGCCGCGCGCAAGGTCGGCATCGGCCTCGACCTCGCACGCGAATTCGCCAACCAGCCAGAACAACCCGCATTGGAGGCATGATGACCACCCGGAACTACCCCCAGATCGCCGCGCTGGTGCTCACCAAATGCGCCGCATACGACCCGTACCTGACCGCCCCGACCAAGGAAACCTGCCTTGCATGGGCTGAGCAATTCGAGCTGTACGGCCTCGATCTCGACGACCTGACCAAGGCCGTCACGAAGGTCTACAGCGAGCACGGATCAGGCTATCGGCCGCTCCCCAAGGACATCACCGACGCCGCCAGGGCCATCCGCAAGGAACGCACCGAACGCGAGTCCAGCACGCAGCGCGAAGCGCGCGAGGACCGGCTCGACGCGCGGCCGGCGCTCGTCGACCACCGCGCCGAGATCACCCGATTTGCGACCACATTCGGGGCGATCTCATGAGCGAGCAGAGCGACATCGTTGACGCCGAGGTCTACTGCGGCAGTGTCCACCCTGACGGTGAATGCAGACTGCCGGACGGGCACGCGGGCTACCACGAAAACCTGTACGCCCGATGGCCTGCCGATTGGGGCTGGTGCATCGGTGGTGACGGGGGAATGCCCACCACCGAGCGCGAGTACGCCATTGAGCCGAGCCCCGGCGACTGCGCGCGGTTCCACACTGACGAGCTCGTGAGCGCGATCGAGGAAGTGTCCAACTACCGCGAAGGCGCACTGATCATCACGCGCACGGTCACCTACGGACCATGGCGCTACGTCACCCCCGAAGAAATGCAGGCCACAGAATGAGCGAACACCCGCGCCAGTACAAGCCGAGGCCACCCCGCCCAAACGCCTCCCGCGGGCCCGTGGTCGCCGCCTACGCCGACAAGATCGACTACCCGTGCGAGCACTGCCACGTCGAACCGGGCAGCTGGTGCAAGACGCCTGACGGCCGCGACCAGATCGCGCCGTGCTGGAACCGCGGCGCCAAGGTGGGCACGCGATGAGCGCCGAAACGCCGTGGTGGGCAGCGGGCCCGACCCGCGACGACGCGCCACCGCCCAGCCTTGCCGGTCGCTTGTGCGACGGATGCGTACGGCCGGGATGCCCGGAACATTGCCCGTTTCAACCGGAACCGAAAGGACACAACCGATGACCACCCACCCGCAACAAATCCTCGACAAGATGATCGAGGTCGCCGAAGACCCCACCACCTCGCACGCAACGCTGGTGTTCGGACTCAAGGAACTACCCCACGACGACCTCGCGCAAGCGCTCGCGCTGGCCGTCCAGCGGCTCGCAGCGGCACGAGCCGTCGGCACAGCGCTGCAGGGACGGGCGGCCAATCTATGAGCGGGCCGCAGCGATTCCGTAAGAAACCCGTCGAGATCGAGGCCATGCGGTGGGACGGCACCGCCGAGGGTGCAACTGCCGCCATCGACTGGATACTCAGTCTCGGCGGCACGGCAAGGTACTACGCACCGGGGGAATGGGATCAAGGCGAGACTGATGGCGCCTATCTCGTCATAGACACTCTTGAAGGCCGGATGCTCGCCAGTCCTGACGACTGGATCATCCGAGGCGTGGCGGGCGAGTTCTACCCCTGCAAGCCAGACATTTTCGAGCAGACCTACGAGCGGGTTGAAGAGTGACCATCGTCCTTGGCATCGACCCGAGCCTCGTCAGCACCGGACTCGCCGTGCTACGCGACGGCGTTCCGGTCGCGCTGCACTCGATCGGCTACGGCGGTCACGACGGCGATTCGTACGCCACCCGCAGCCGGCGCGTGCGCGCCGTGTGCCGAGCAGTGATCGAGTGGGCACTACGCGACGGCCGGCCAGATCTCGCCGTCATCGAGGGGCCCGCCTACGGCCAGTTCCTACCCTCGACGTTCGACCGCAGCGGGCTATGGCACGGCCTGTACGGCGCCCTGGACGCCAAAACGGTTCCCGTCGCGGTAGTTCCCCCGCAGACCCGCGCCAAGTGGGCCACCGGCAGCGGACGGGCCGAGAAAGGCGAGGTGCTGGCCAACGTTCGCGAGTGGTTCGGGCCCCGAGTCAAGGTACTCAACCACGACATCGCTGACGCCGCGGTGCTCGCGCTCATGGGTGCGTTCCACCTCGGGGAGGCGATGCCGTTCACGGTCAAGGAACGTCACTACATCGGATTGGGAGCAGCGGCATGGCCGAATTGACATTGCACGACATGCTGAGATGGCCACCGAATCCATTCCTGACGCTCCCCGACGATCCATTCGACCCAACTCCGTGGTTCAGCACGTTCTACAAAGACGTAGACCTCGACGCGATCGACTGGGCCGACGAGATGCGCAAGCTACCAGGGCAATTCACCCAACTGTTGTGCTTCCCGGGATCGCTCGACGAACGCGTAATCGCCCAAGCTGTTCACGAACTGACCGAGGAGCTGATGCGTTGACCAACTGCCGCAAGTGCTCCCAGCCCGCACAGCTGTTTCTGTGCCCGAAATGCGTGGACGCGCTGCGTGAGCACACCACCCAACTGGCCTGGCTGATCGAGCGTCTCGACGAGACCGTGACCCGCCAAGACAAGCTCGCCAGCCCCATCATCGGTAAGGCCAGTGACGAACCATTGCCGTTCAACGCCAACGCATCGGAAATCGCCCATCGGGCACGCGGAACAATCACCACATGGGTGCGCGCCATCTGCGAGCACCGCGGTATCACATTCGAGCCCGTGCGCGTGGTGCCGCTCGACTTCATCGGACCCCTGCCCGACGCACGCTGGCGACGACTGCCTCGCCGCTACCGGCCGACACTGGCCGACATGTGCGACTGGCTCGCCGAGCATGTGCACGCCATCGCGCTCACCCCTGGCGCCGAAGAATGCGCACTGGACATGGCCGAACTGTGCGAATCCATCGTGCGTGCCGTCAATCGTCAAGAACGCCACTTCGCCGGCCCGTGCCCCACGATCAAGGGGCACGACCGGCGCGGCCAGCAGATCACCTGCGGACACATGCTCTACACCCAAGGCGACGAACAGTTCGTCGAATGCCCCACATGCAAGGCCAAGATCGACGCGCCCAAGAACCGGCTACGCACATCGGTAGACCGCGACCTGATGCCCGAACCCAAGCTGCTCGAAGCATTACGCGCTGTCGAAGGTGGCCTCGATGAGGACGGCAACCCCAAGCCGGTGCCGTCCAAGAATCACCTTCGGCGCTGGATCAAGAAACGCCAGCTGCACATCCGAGGCTGGCTGCACCAAGGACGGGTGGTGCCGCACTACATCCAGTACCGCGATCCGCGTGTATTCAGTTTCAGTCAGGCCCAACACCTATGGTGGAAAGAGCAGTCGTAAAAGAAGCCGGAGGGCACATGACTACTGAGACCGTGCAGTGGCGCAAATGCGTGTATCAGCTGCGCTCCTGCCAGATTTGGACGAGCGCGGGGCATGTCCTCGGACATACTCAAGCATTTGTCGGTCCGCGTGACGAAGACGGTTCGCCCACGCTCGTCAACCACCCCGCGCCGATCTGCCCGTCATGCCTGGCCCTCGATCCCGAACCATTGCCCGCAGACGCCGACCTTGCTTGCATGCCGGAGCCGCCGCGCAACGGCAACGGAGCGTTCGTCTCCAAGATCGAACACCCACGCAAGAAGGCAGATCCGCCGTGCTGCTGCCACTCGATCATCAAAGACGAACACGGACGCCTACAGTGCCTTACCCACGGCGATGTCACCGACCGTCGCGGCAACCCCTCGATAGCCGACGTACGCCTGGACAGCTACAAACGCTGGTCGTACCGGAACTAACCGCCACGCGAGGCTAAGTCAATATGCCCGCACCCCCGCTGACCAGCTAGAATCATAGTTGCCATCTATTGTGCTACCCGAAAAACCCCGGCCTAGCTGGGGTTTCGTTATATCTGGGGGTGAATGCGATGGTCTGGTCTGACCGACGGACACCCCGACCTCCCCGGGTAGCTGAGCAGCGCATGCGGACCGACGCGCTACGGCGGCTGTCTCACCGGTGCGGAGCGCGAGGCGATGGCAAGCCCGAGACCGACGGCTGTGGCCGCACCGGCGTGTACCTGTTCTGCGATCACATCGTGGCCCACTGGCGTGGTGGTGCCACGCACTGGCGTAACGCGCAGCTGTTGTGCGAGCCCTGCCACAAGCCCAAGAGCAACCGCGACGCGAGTGATGCCAGAGCGCAAGCACGAGCTAGCAGACCCAAGTGTCGCCCGCCTGAGCGTCATCCGGGCCTGATCACCAGGCATACCGAGCAGTAGCTACTGCCCTACTCCACATATGCCCTGGTAGTAGGGGTGGGGGGATAACCCGGCTACCCCCTATGCATCGCCGGAACGCTTTAGCACGCACCCGACTGCGTGCGCGAAGTTCCGGATTTTTCGACACCGCAAATCGCAAAGGAGCACGGCAATGACCTTTCACAACCCGAATTCGAGCGCTGACATCGATCACCGGTTCGCGTTCCACGCCGCCACGACCGAGGAGAAGCGTGCCGAGCACGGCAGTGTCCGCGCCGCGTGCAAAGAGCTGGCGCACAAGCTCGACCGCGATCTACCCCCAGGGCGCGAGAAGGCGCTCGCGCTGACCAAGCTCGAAGAGGCGATGTTCTGGGCTAACGCCGCCATCGCTCGCGCGAACTAGCGCACCAAGTCTCTGCCCGACCGAAGGCGGCGGGCATCGATCTGCACAAGGAGGCAGACCGAGATGACCACACCCGACATCCCGAAAGTACCGACCGGACTGCGCAAGGGCGGCAAGGAACTGTGGACCAGCATCCACGCCAAGCACTACGTTCTGCGCCCGGATGAGTTGCGGATTCTTGAGGACGCGTGCCACCAGGCGGACCTCATCGACGAGCTGAATCGCGAGCTGCGCAAGCAGCTGCGCGCCGGCAGGTTCACGGTGGCCGGCTCGATGGGCCAGCAGGTGAGCAACCCGCTGATCTCGGAGATTCGGCAGCACCGCGCCACGCTGACGCAGATGCTCGCCAAGCTCAAGTTGCCCGACCTGGCCGGCGAGCCGAGCGGCAACGCAGGCGATGGCCCGGTGCGCGGTGAGCAGCAGCGCAATGCCGCCAATTCGCGTTGGTTCGTCCCGCCGCAGGCCCCGGCGAGCTAGATGGCGTCTATCGGCGCCCCGGCGCTGATCCGCAAGCACGACTACTCGGACATCGTTGCGTGGTATCGCCATCACGTCCCGCGTGCGGCACCGCCGAAGTACGGCCGGTTCGAGCCGATCCGCATCGGCCCGTCGTGGGACTGGACCGAGGAGCGCGGCTGGAATCTCCCCGAGCACTCGCTCGGCTGGGAAATGCTCGGCTGGACCGGGTATTGGCTTAAGGACGGCACCGGCCAGCAATGGCAGTGGACCATGGAGCAGTCCCGCATGCTGCTTTGGTGGTGGTCGCTGACACCCGAGGGGCGCGTGGCGCATATGACGCAGACGTGGCAGCGACTCAAAGGCCACGGCAAGGATCCGCTCGCCGCCGGCGGGGTCGCGCTGCCTTCGGCGTTCGCACCCTGCATTTTCGACCACTGGGGCCCTGACGATCAGCCGGTCGGCCGCGAGAATCCGAACGCGTGGGTTCAGGTGCTCGCCGTCACCGAGGATCAGACTAAGAACACCCTCGGCATGGTTCGCCGAATGCTCACCGACGAATGCATGAAGTACTACGGCATCAGCATGAGCGCGGTCACGTGCCAAGGGATGCGACAAACCCGGTTGATCCAAGGCGTCACCTCGAACTATCTGGCGATCGAGGGCAAGCAGACCGACACGATCATCCGCAACGAAACGCAGAACTGGAACAGCTCGAACCACGGGCACGATCTGGCCGGCGCCGCTGACGGTAACCGCACCAAGATCGCTCAGGGCCGCATGCTCGACATCTGCAATGCCTACCGGCCCAACGACGGATCGGTGGCGCAGGTCGAGCGTGAGGGCTGGGAGGCCACCCTCGACCGCACCGACCTCGATGACGACGACGACGAGGAGCGCGAGCAGTTCGCCAAGGTCGGCCACCTCTACGACTCACTGGAGGCGCCGGCCAACGCGCCGCTGACCGCCGAGGCCATCCCCGAAGTGATCGAGGTCGTACGCGGCGACTCGATCTGGCTAGACCCCGAGACGATCCTCACCTCGGCGCTCAAGAAGTCGACGCCACCGAGCGAGTCACGCCGAAAGTGGTTCAACCAGATCAAGTCAGCCGATGACGACTGGATTGAGCGCGAGAAGTGGGACGCGTGCAAGGGCGATAGGTTCGTCGCCGACCGTGAGCGGATCGCGATGTTTCTCGACTGCTCCAAGTCCGACGACGCCACCGCGCTCATGGGCTGCCGGCTCTCAGACGGACACGTGTTCACGATCGGTATCTGGGCGCGTCCATCACGTGAGCGGCCGAAGCCGGGCGATCCGGTCTGGCTGGTGGATCGCGATGCCGTCGACCATCGCGTCCGAGAAGCCAAGGACCGCTGGAAAATCATCGCGTTCTGGTGTGACCCATCGGGGGCGCGCGATGACGAGACTGGCGAGCGGTACTGGGACACCTACATCGAGGAATGGCGACTGCTGTTCGGCACCACCCTGACCGTGCTGCCGGCGGTCAAGACCGGGCCCTATGCGCATCCGATCATCTGGGACATGCGCAACCCGATCCACACGCAGCTGTTCGTCGCCGAGGCTGAACGGTTCGTCACGGAAGTCAACGAAGGCAAGCTCACACACGACCGCAACGGCCTGCTACGCCAGCACGTCATCCAAGCCAAGCGAGCACCGAGCAAGTACGGCATCTCGCTCATGAAAGAACATCGCGAGTCCGCCAAGAAGATTGACGCCGCCGTGGCCGCTGTCGGTGCGCGGCTCATGTACAAGCAGATCATCGGCAAGCCGAGCAAGGGCAAGTACGCCCCTGGTCGCGGTCGCATGCTGAGCAGACGTTAGGAGGGCCGTGTGACGCTTCCGCATCTCCCCGCCCCGGTGCTCTCCCCGGTCAGCCCGGATCTGACCAGCCGCGAGCAAAACATCGCCTGGCGTCTAGCCTCGGTGCTGTTCAGCCGGCGCCCGGAGTACCTGGAGTCACGGCAGTACTACGAGGGCACGCAACTTGTTCCCTCGCTGGGTATTTCGGTACCGCCCGAGCTGGAGTCCCTGCGCGCGATCGTCGGGTGGGGTGGTTCGGGTGTTGATGCGGTGGTCGACCGTCTACTGCTGCAAGGGGTACTCCTCAAGGGCAAATCCGAGGTCGACGACGAGCTACAAGAGATCTTCCAGGCCAACAACATTGACGCAGAATCACCTATGGTGCATGAGGATTCGCAGGTATGCGGCAACGGCTACGCCCTCATCGGAAACGGCGCCGACGGGGCAATCATCACCGGAGAATCGCCCTTGAACATGACGGCGCACGTCGATCGCGCCACCGGAATCACGACGTGCGCGTACCAGACCTACATCGACGCTGATCCGGCCAGCGAGCACTACGCGAGCATGCGGGGCACGATCTACTTGCCTGAGGTGACCACACACATGGTGTCCACCGCTGGCACGTGGAAAGTCATCGACCGCGACGAGCATCCCGATACTGCCGAGTTCGGGTGCCCGGTGGTGGCATTCCCGAACCGCCCCACCACTGGGAACCGTTGGGGTATATCGGAAATTGCCCCGGCGTGGCGCAACTGCATGAACCGGGCGGCCCGCACATGGGTTGAACTCGAAGTGATGCGCGAGTTCCACATCATTCAGAAGATCATGCTTCTCGGCGCCACTGAGAAGGCATTTCAGGACGGCCAGGGCAACTACAAGACGGTGTGGGAGTCCTACGCCGACATCATGCCGGCGATCGAGCCTGACGAAGACGGAAATGTCCCCGAGGTCAAGGTCATTCAGGGCCAATCCCCCGAGGGCCTACTCAAGATCATCGACGGCGAGGCGCGGCTGATGTCGGGGTACACCGGCCTGGACCCGCAGAGCATGGGCATCATCAGCACCGGCAACCCGGTCTCTGGTGACTCGATCACCAAATCCGACTTCCGGCTCAAGCGCCGCACCGATCGCAAGACGCAGGGCTACGGCAACGCGTGGGTGAACGTCGCCAAGTGGACCTACCTTGTGCGCGGTGAGCGCCGCGACGAACTCAAGCGCGCCGAGGCCGATTGGGGCCCCACCGGTATCCCGACGCCGGCCGCCGACTCAGATGCCGTGACCAAGCAGATTGCCGCCAAGCTGATCCCGGAGCGCTCGGAGACCGGCCTGGCCAAGCTCGCCTACAGCGCGATCCAGCGCCAGAACATCGCCGAGGAATGGCGCGAATTCGACGGGCGCGCGCTCATCGAGGCGCTGGTCGATCGCGTGCGTGAGCGCGCCCAGCAGATCGATCTGGGCCAGGGCGAGCAGCAGTCCGAGGCGCCGGCCAATGGCAACGACGCCTGACCTCAAGGTCTGGCAGGCCGCCGGCGAGCTGTTGACCGCGCAAGCAACCGCGCAGCTCGGCGCCCAACTCGCCGGTATCAGCTGGTCGGGCACTGGCGTCGCGGCGGCTGTGACCACGATCTATCGGGGCATCGTCACCGCATACCGACGCTCGTCATCGACGCTTGCGTTGCAGATGTACGCGGACATGCGCCGCCGCGCGGGAATCGACGGCCGATCCCCCAGGGTGATGGCGCCGGATCCGGCATCGGAGTGGATTGACGCCAAGGTGGCCAGCGCGTTCAAGATCTCCGCGAAAGCGGTCAGTCTGGCGGCCGAATCGTCATCGGATACCACCGACCTCGGCCCCCGAGAGTCCATCGACATCACCGGCGCCCATGCCGTCGAGAACATCGTGACGGCGCGGCTGTCGAACTCGATTCAGCGCATGGTCGCCTCGGGCGGGCGCGAAACCGTTGCGATGACCTCAGCCGAGGACGGCGCCAAGTACACCCACGCACCGACGAAACCGGCTGCACCCCGGGGAGATCCGACGCACTACGTGCGGATGCCCACCAACCTCAAGCCGTGCGCCTTCTGCGTCATGCTGGCCACCCGCAACGCCGATTGGCGCGCATACAAGACCGCGCAGTCGGCCGAGTTCGTCGTCGGCGGCCCCCGGGGCGCCGAGCGCGGCACCCGGCGGGTCGGGGATCGCTACCACGACCATTGCCAGTGCATCGCCGTCCCGGTATGGGGCGCCGAGGAATTGCCGTTTGACCGCACCGGCTACTACGAGATGTACGCAAAAGCGTCCGCAAATGCGGGCACCGGCAAGACAAAAGACGTTCTGGCGGCCATGCGCCAGATCTACGGCATCGCTTGAGGCCGTACCAACCCGGCAAGTGCCGAACCCCCCGAAAGCCCAAGGAGGCTGACGTTCCCATGCCCGATGCACCGACCCCGAACAACATGCCCGGAGCCCAGCCGGAAGCACCCGCGACGCCAGTGGCCCCAGCACCGGTGCCCACACCACCGTGGGGAGACAACCCCGCCGACTTCGACCCTAAGAAGGCGTGGGACTTGATCACGAACCTGCGCGCCAGCGAGGACACCAGCAAGGGCACCATCGCTTCCCAGCGTGGCGAAATCGATTCACTCAAGGCCCAACTCGCCGAAGCGCAGCCACTCTTGCAGGCCGCCGACGAGCAGCGCCGCCAAGAGCAGGGCGAGTTGGCAACCGCTCGGGAGGACAACCAGAAGCTTGCCGACCGGCTCGCCGCGATCGAGAAGTCGGTCCAAGATGCCCGTTCGGCGGCATTGCAGGCCAAGGCCGAGGCGCTGGCATCGAACCGTGACGAGAATCGCGCGGGCAGCGCGTTCGTCAACCCCAAGACAGCGGCGAAACTTATCGATCTGTCCGAATGCCTCACCGAGGCAGGAGAAATCGATGAGGCCGCCATTGCGTCGAAGCTCGACGCACTCGCACAGACCGACCCGTATCTGGTCGCTACGGCGCCCACACCGGGCCGCAAGCCCAATCCGGCGCAAGGGCACGGAGGCGGGGCTGTCCCGTTGGATGCGCAGATCAAGGCCGCCGAGGAACGCGGCGATGTCATGGCATCCATCGCCCTCAAGCAACAGAAGCACTACACCAAGTAGATAGGAGACCATCATGGCCGGAATCACCGGTATCGGAACCACATTCAACGAGCCCAACTACCACGGCGAGCTGTTCGCGCAGACTCCGATCGACACTCCGCTGCTGTCCATGGCCGGCGGCCTGGGCGGCGGTAAGCAGACCGGTGCCACCGAATTCGAGTGGCAAACCTACGACCTGCGCAAGCCCGAAGTGCGCCCCCGCAAGGAAGGCGACGACGCACCCAACCCCGAGGCGCGGGTCCGTGCGAACGTCAAGAACGTCGTGCAGATCTTCCATGAGACCGTGGGCACCAGCTACACCAAGCAGGCCACGGCCGCGCAGCTGGCCACCACACAGTCCGCACCGTTCAACTCGACGGACGGTCTGGGATTCGGCAACCCGGTCGGCAATGAGCACACCTGGCAGATCGCGCAGGCGCTCAAGCAGATCGCCCGGGACGCCAACTACGCGTTCTGGCACGCCAAGAAGAACGTGCCTACCGACAACACCACCGCCCGACAGATGGGCGGTCTGCTGTCGGTGATCAACACCAACAAGAGCTTTGCCTCGCCCGAGGTCACCGCCACCACGGCGACCGACACCGTGACGGCCGCCGCGAACGGTCTGGCCAACGGCGATCAGGTGGTGTTCACCGACACCGGTGCTGCGACCGGCATCCGTCTGGATGAGTCGTACTACGTGGTCAACGCAGCGGCAGGCACGTTCAAGGTCGCGGCCACCGCTGGCGGCACCGCGATCACCTTGGGCACCGCGAACGTCAAGTACGTGCAGGTGTCCGGATCGGCCGCCGCGACGACCGGCGTGAGCGTGGATCGGATCAACGCGTTCGTGCAGGGCATCTTCGACAACGGCGGCCTGACACAGGGCGATAGCCGCGTGCTGTTCGTGCCGTCGATTCAGAAGACCCGGATCACCAAGGCGTACGCGACCGCATACGGGTCGAACGTCAACGGCGCCCTGGGAACCTCGGCGGGGCACACCGTCGGCGGTGTTGCGGTGGATGCCATCACGACCGACTTCGGTCAGCTGTACATCGCCGTCGAGCGCGCCCTGCCCAAGGATGCGATCGTGGCGCTGTCGGTCGAGCAGATTGACCCGGTGTTCCTGAACATCCCGAACAAGGGTGTTCTGTTCGAGGAGGCGCTGGCCAAGACCGGCTCGACGGACAAGACGCAGGTCTACGGCGAGATCGGCCTCAAGTACGGGTCCGAGCGCGCTCACGGCGTCTACCGGGGCCTGGCGGTCGCCTAGCCATGACAGCGCCCGCGAATCCCCCGCAGCCCTATGCGTCGTCGGCCCAGCTGGCCACGTATATGCAAGTCGAGGATGTCGAGCCCGCGTGGCACGCGACGGCCACGATGCTGCTGGGGTTCGCGGCGCTGCTGATCCGCACCGAGTACACCGATATCGACTCACGCGATCCTGCGATCGATCCCGAGTTGCCCAAGCTGGTATCGCTGGAGCTGGTCTCGAACAAGATGATCGAGAACGCCGCCGGCGGGGTCACTCAGGTCACCGAGTCCATGGAGGACATTTCGGTAACTAAGACGCTCGGCAAGGGTCAGCGTTTCGGCGGACTGGCGCTCGATGAGTGGGCGCGCTCGCTGCTGGCACCGGAGCCGTCCTCGGGGCCGCGGGCGTTCGCCATCAAACGCGGTACCGGCACGGTTCCCAACAACCCCTATGACAACCAGGCCCTTGGGACGGTTCGAGGGGCACCGTGGGTCCTCTGATTCGGGTCCGCTACGGCGAGACCGTGCAGCGCACTCGCGTGGTTCGCACCGGCGATGCTGACAGCGCATCGGGGCCGGTGCCAATCAAGCGCACAGCGTTCGGGCGCGCGCAGAGCATCGTTATCAACGACGACCAGCGCGGCCGGCGCACTGTCATCGAGCGTAATTGGTTCTGCCCGCGAGGCGAAGACGTACGCCAGGGCGACCGCATCGAGCGCACCAACGGTGAGGTCTACTCAGTGATCTCGCCGCCACTGGGCGATGTCGACCACCCCTTGAGCGGGCACAACCTCGGCGTCAAGAAGCACCGCGTACGGACGGTGAGCGCCCCTCATGGATGACATCCATATCCCCAAGCCGAATCCGGCGCTGACCGCGATTCTCAAGTCCCCCAAGATGGCCCGCATTGTGCGACTCAAGACCGAATACGCCAAGGTGCGTTATCGGGCGATCGTGGCCAAGCGATCACGGCGCCTGGCCGCTTCGGCACGCGTCAAGCTGTCGATCGGCGGCTACAAGAATGACCGCTGGGTCGGTCAGCTCATCGTCGGCGAAGGCCTCAAATACGGCGCTTCGCACGAGTTCGGCCACGAGGCTGCCCGCAGCACCGAGTCTGGCCAGTACGTCGAGCGCTTCCCGGCTCGCCGCCGCGCAGTGCGCAAACGCAAAGCAAGAGCTGCAAAGGATCTCAAGCAAGTGTTGCGATCACTGAGGAACTCATGATGGCGATTCCCTGGCTACCCGACTGGTACGTGCCCAGTTGGCCCTCGGCCGAAGACGCCGTACTGGCGCTGTACCGCCCGCTGTTCCCGACCGGGGTCGGCGGGGCCGTGCAGGTGGTCAATCAGTTGCCCGACGACGAAGCCGGCACCGGCTGGACGGGCCGAATCCTGTTCGTGGCCCGCGCAGGTGGTGCGGCGGTGACTGTGCGTCACGACCAGGCGGCCATGCAGATCGCCGCTATCACTGACTCTCGTGCTGATTCCCTGATCCTGTCGGGGTTCGTGCGGGACATCAATACCAGCATCGAAGACGACGAGATCGAGGTCGAACTCGACAACGGCAGCGTCGCCACGATCACCGAAGTGGTGGAAATCGCTGGCCCCGAGGAAGTCCCGGGGATGGAGTACGACGAGCGGATCATCCCCGCGACGTATCTATTTACCTTCGCAAATCCACTGGAAACCCCAGACTACAGCGGCTATCTCGGCCTCTGATTCATGAAAGGAATTGGCAGTCATGACAACTCCCGTTCTCCCCGCATCCATCAAGGCATTCAAGGGCGCCAAGAAGGCATTGCAGCTCGCCCCACTCGACATGGCCGTTTTGGTCGGCCGCGCCGATCGCGTCGCATCGTTCACGCGCAACATCGAGGGCCCCGACAACAAGCCGCTGATCCCCACGGGCATCGCCGGCGTTGGGTACCTGGCCAAGGACACCAGTATCGGTGTCAAGTTCGACATCTCATCGAATGACATCGATTCGGCCGGTGAGGGTTTGCCGACTCGAATCATCATCGATCGGCAGTCGATCGAATTCGATTTCGAGATGCGTCAGACTGGCCGTCAGGCATTGGAATTGCAGTTCAGTGCCGACTACTCGAACGTGACGCCGACGGCGGCCACGGGTGGTATTCACGCACCGATCGCCACGGTTCCCGAGAATCAGGACTACCGCGCGATCATCTTGGGCAAGGACAGCTACCAGGCCAAGCCGATCTACTTCGGCTATGTGCTGAACATGGTGCAGGTGTCAGGCGTCGACAACCAGAAGTGGGACCAGAAGAACACCCTTCTGTGGCACCCCACGCTCAAGACGATCGCCGACGATGAGGATCTGGAGAACCTGGGCGAATTCTTCATCTTCGGCGAGGGGTTCAAGGCGCTGTCGGCCGTCACGGACACCGGGTTCGCCCCGCCGCCGGTGGAGTGGATCGACATCACGCCGCCGACGAGCGCCCTGACGCTGTCTCTGGCGGCCGGAGATACCGCACAGCTGGCCGTCCACGACAACAACGGAGCCAACCGCACGGCGGCGGCGACGTACGTCTCGTCGGCTACCGCTAAGGCGGCCGTCTCGGCGACCGGCAAGATCACCCCGGTCGCCGTCGGCACCTCCGACATCACCGCATCGTTCAGCGGCAAGTCCGACACGGTGACCGTCACCGTCGTCGCCTAGCAGCACCCCGGTCAACCCCTGGCGCCCATCCCCCGTGGGCGCCAGGGGTTTTCCATGTCCCACCCACCACAACCCAAGAGGGAAGCAAATGACAACACGAGCCAAAGTTGGCCGGTTCTACGAGATCATGGCAGAAGTGGGCGAAGCGCCCTACGTTCTGACCGCAGACATCAAGATCCCGCGCATGGGGATCGATGCCCGTGATGAGTGGCGCAAGAACACCTACCTGTTGCTGGTGCAACGTGTCTTGGACGGCAAAATTATCAACGAGCAAGGGCGGATGCCCGAGACAGTCGACTACGCCGAAAAGGTAGAACGGGCGCTGTTGGGCGAGCAGTACGACGCGTGCAAGGCGCTGTTCGCCGACAACGCCGCCGCGTGGGACAAGTTCCTCGCCGAGGTGCGCGACTACAACATGGTCGACGGCACCGAATCGGAGACTGACGCGGGAAAAGACGCGAGCGCACCGGCCGAGTAGTCGCCGTAGTCGAGGCGCACTGGCTCGCGATTCAGTGGGATTTCCAGAATGTGTTGGGAATCAACGCACTTGACTACTTCTTAGGTCTCCCCGGCCGCACCTGGACCCAGTTCCTGGAGCACTTCGACTCGATGTGTCAGGAACTGGGAACCCGGTGCTGGGAGAAAGCGGCCACCGATCCGCAGCTGCGCCGACGCGTCGAGGAAATGGACGCCGACCAGATCCGCGAGCTACGCGAACAGTCAACCAGCGAGCCGCATTACGGGTACACCCCGATCGTGCGCGAGCTGCGCAACCTGTGCGATCAGCTGATCGCAAACCGTGGGCAATCCGGTGGCGCCACTGCGCGCGATCTGAGTTTCATGCCCCGCCCCGAGATGGTGGGCGACTTGATCAACGAACGCGAATCCGAGCTAGTGCGTGCAGATCTCGACGAGACGATCGCCGAGGCACACGCCAGCTGGGAGCGCATGCAGTCCGACGAATGGGAGGTGTGGTGACCGTTTACCCGGCTGGTGATGCCTCGATCAACGTGCGGCCCAGCGTCCGCGACTTCCGTCGCGAGCTGGATGCCGATCTCAAGAAGATCGACGCCAAACTCGCCGTCGAGGTCACCCCCAACCTTGCTCAAGCACAAGCCGATCTAGCCCGGTGGCGCGAGCAAGAGGAGCGGCGCTCCAAGATCGGCGTCGATGTTCACCCGAACCTCGCGCAGGCGACAGCCGACCTGGCCCGGTTTCGCGCCAGGGAGGAAGCCGACGCGATCGACTTGCGCGTCAACATCGATCACGCCTCGATCAGAAGGGCAACGCGAGGCATCGAGGGGTTGACCTCGGCGGGTGCGAAACTATCTGCCCTCAAATGGAATGCGGGTGCGCTCGCCCTCGGCAGCCTGCCGGCCCTAGCGACGGGCCTGGCTACCGCGACGGGCGCCGCCCAAGAACTCGCGCAGGTAGCGATCGGGCTCCCCGCCATCTTCGCCGGGGTCGCATCGTCGGTCGGCACGGCGGCCATTGGCTTCAAGGGCATGGGCGAAACGCTCAAGCTGATGGACAAGGCCGAGACGACCGGTAAGGCCAAAGACATCGCGGCGGCCGCCAAGGCCCTGGAGAGTCTGGCCCCGGCAGCACAGGAAGTCACCAAGTCAACGTTTGCCCTGATCAAGGGACCATTCAAGGAACTGCAAAACCTCGTGGCGCAGAACATGTTCGACGGCATGTCTGCGGAGATGAACACGTTGGCCGACACGGCGATCCCCCGCCTGAAGGTCGGCCTAGGTGGCATCGCCACAGCGTGGAATCAGAACCTACGCCAGCTGACAAAGACGCTCGGCTCGGACTCCTCACGCGGACTGCTCGATCGCATCCTCGGCGACACCGCCAACGCACAATCGCGATTCACCAAGGCTATCGATCCCATCGTGCACGGGCTGGGCACGCTCACCGCTGGCGGAACGTCTTCACTGCCCCGACTCGCCGACGGAATCGGCAAGGCCGCAGAACGATTCGACCGATTCATCGCCGCAGCAGACGATCGCGGCGACCTCGACAAGTGGATCAACGACGGCATCACCGGCATGACCAACTTCGGCAACGCCCTGCTCAACGTGGGCAAGTCGCTGACCGCCATCACCCAGGCCGCCGGCGGCGGTGGCAGCTTCCTGGCATGGCTGGAGCGGGCTACCGGCCAGCTCGCCACATTCCTCAATAGCGCTGCCGGCCAAGAGAAACTGACTCGCTTCTTCGCTGAGGCCCGTGAGCAGCTGGAGAAGTGGGGCCCGGTCCTGCAAGGCCTTCCGGGGATATTCCAAGGTCTCTACGACGCAGCCAAGTCGTGGTCCGACCTGCTTTTGCCCGCGCTCGGAAAGATCTCGACCTACCTCGGTGAACATCCCGGCCTGATTCAAGCGGTCGCAACCGCCTTCATCGCGTGGAAGACCATCGACGGCGTTGCCTCGCTGGTGACAAGCCTGACCAGCGTCGCTGGGCTCCTCAAGAGCATTCCCGGACTACTGGGCACCGCCCAAGCGGCGGCGAGCACGGCGGGTGCGACCGCAAGTGCGGCGGCCGGCGGGACCTCCAGCATGGCCCCGGCCCTCGGTGTCGCCCTTGGTGTTCCGTTGGCGGCGTCATTGTTCATGGCCCAGGTCGGTGGGCCGAGCAAGCAAGAGGCCGACCTGACCAAGCGTGGCAATGAGAACTTCGAGGAACGCCTGGCCAAGTCGCCGTTCAAGACCGGTGGTCCCCTGCCCGCGCCGGGAACCCCGGCATACACCGAGATGCTCGAGCTGGCAGCCACGGGGCGCATCCCGGGAATCACCGCCAAGGACGGGCGCATCGTCGACGTTGGCGGCAACCCCATCCCCGGACTCAAGAACGGCGGCCCCACACCTTCCGGCAAGGGCCCCGGCCCGACCGGCGGCTGGCTAGCTGAGCTACACGACGACGAATGGGTGCTACCCGCGCCCGCCAGGGCCGCAATCGGCGACGAGGCACTCTGGGCGCTCACACAGGGCCGCTCATTCCTCGGCGGTGGGTACATCGACCCGAACGGCAACCCGGTCTCCCCCGGCGCCGCGCCCGGGCCCGGTTCTGCCGTGTCGGGTCTGGGTGACACATTCGGTAGCGCGCTTCTCGGCGGTCTCGGTCTGGGCGGTGGCCACGCCGGCAGCGCGGGCGGTCAGCGGATTACGCCCGGACTATGGGGCCTGGCGCAGGTCGGCTCGGACCCGGCTGGCCTGGAGGCGTGGGGCGGACAAACCGCCGAGTGGGCAGGCAAATTCGCGGCCAACACGCTGGGCAAGTTCGGATCCGCTCTATGGTCCGGTGCGCTGGGCATCTTCGGCCTGGAGAACTCCATTTTGTCGCCGAACAACGTGTACAACCAGGCGATTGCGAAGGCCGGCCAGTTCTACCTCGGCGACAGCGGACCATTCGCCAGCTCGGGCACCTCGGGCGATGGCACCGCAACCTCGCTGGCCGGCATGGGCACAACCTCGGCTGTATTACCGAACACCAACCGGCACGGTATGAGCGCGGCGGCGAACCGTCAATACGGCCGCTGGCCCGTCACACCGGCCGCCTCGCGTTCGCGCGCACCCAAGGGCACAGGAGCCGAACGCTGGCGCCCCATCGTGACGCGGGCACTGCAAGAGGTCGGTCCCCGGTACGGCATCACCAACATCCCGGCATGGGCCGACGCGCTCATTGGCCAGATCCAATTCGAGTCCGGTGGAAACGCCAACGCGTACAACGGCAACGACACCGACGGCAAGGGCGGGCGCCAAAAGGTCTACGGCCTCGGCCAGTTCCTCCCCTCGACGTTCAATGCGCACAACATCACCGGTGGTTCGATCAACAGCGGCGAGGCGCAGATCTACGCCATGATCGATTACGTCGCCACCAAATACGGGCAGAGCGGCGCCGGCGTCCCGAACTTCATCAACCAAGGCCACGGCTACGCCGACGGCGGCATGGTAGTGGGCCTGCCCGGCATCGACACCAACCCGGCGATGCTGACCCGCAAAGAGTGGGTCATCAAGGAGCCCAGCGCCAGCAAGTACGGCAGCGCCGCGATGGCATCGGTCAACGCTGGCACCGCCGCGATCATCCCCAACCCGCCGACCCCGCCCATGAGCGGCATGGCCGGCGGCATCAGCGGCGGCTCGCCTGTGCCCCTCTCACCGGTGCACCAGGCGCCCACCTCGGCAGCGGCGCCCGCACCGACGCCCACCCCGGCCGCGCCGCCGGCTTCCGCGCCGACTGCCCCGGCGCCGGCAGATACCGCCGCCACGGGCCCGAGTCCCGCCCCCGCAGCTGCCACCCGCCCGACGGTCGCGCCCGCACCCAGCTCGGACGACCACACCCTGCCCGCGCTCAAGCAAGGCATCACCGAGGGTGCAGCGGTCATCGGCGATCTGGCCGCCGCTGCGCTGTCCTCCGGGGGCAGCATGGGCATGGGAGGCGGCGCGGCGGCCGGCGTGCTCGCCAAGGGCATGGCCACCCTCGGCGGTAAGGCCGCTGCTGGAGTCGCCAACGTCTTCTCATCGGCACTCGTGGGCAATCTCGGCGACAACACCACTGCGGGCGCATACGGCGCCCCGGTGCTCTCGGCGCCGCCGCAGCCCGCCCGACCCATCGACGCCCGAACCATGTTCGGCGACGTGTCCACCAACGACCCGCGCGATTTCGTCGAGCAGCAGCGGCTCCGCGAGCAGCAGCGCGAGCAATCGCTGAACAGCTATGTGTAGGGGAGACACGTGTCTCAATATCTGACGCTGGACATCATCGGCCGCACCGGCACCCCGTGGCGCGTGATGGGCCCTGGCCGTGGCCAACGGAACATCATCTTGTCCCCCAAGTGCATGCCGATCTTCGACCTTCCTGTCGAAACACGCTGGGTTACCAACTCATTCGGGCAGCGCTACCAGGACTACCGATTCAAGAAGCACACGTTTCCCCTGACGTTCGTGTCCTACCACTGCGATAAGTACACGTGGGCCAACGTCATTACCGAGTTCGGATGGGAATTCGACTTTGACGGAGAAACTATCCTCCGATTCACCGGGCCCGACGGTGTGCGCGACAAGTTCGTGCGCAAGGAATCGAATTCGACCGTCTTTCAGACGATGCAATGGGAGGGCCGAGACCCGTTCCTGACTGGCGCCGGTAGCGAGCAATTCACACTTTCAGCTGAATTGCCCTTCTATGTCGGCAAGCCCGTTGTGCAAGAGATGCATTCAGAAAATGCGCGTGGCTGGTTCGAGTTCGATTTCATCAACGAGGGCGACGTGCCCGACTGGGCTAGATGGACGCTCACCGAAGACGCCGACTGGGAAGTACCCGACAGCTCGTGGGGATCGCCGATGCTCGGCCGGCCCGAAGAGGACTACGGACGCACAGTACCCATCCCCGCTATCGACATCCGCGACGGCGGTCTTGAGGCCGACTCAGATCCGCGCCAACAGACCCTCATCTCCGAGAAAGCGACTCTCGTCCAAGGTCGTTGGAAAGGTCTAGATCTGCGCTACCCGCTACCGGCCGGCCTGCATGAGAAGGCCACCATCCGGTTCACGAACAACACCAACCCAGACGGTGCCCACTGCCGCCTGACCATCCCACAGTGGTACTCGCGCCCATTCTCCAAGCCGTTCAAGTTGGCGCGGTGAGCCGGCGATGATTGATGGCACCGCACTGCTCGATCGTATCGAGCGCAACGTCGCCAAGGTCCGGGCCGAACACGCCATGTACCGCATGCAGCAGAACGACATTGAGCTGTGGATCAACAAGCCCGACGGCGGCGCGGGCACCGATTTCCTGGGCCGCGTCTCGGATCAAGCCGTCATCAAACAGTCATGGCCGTGCCGCAAAAACGTTTCCTCGCAGGGCTATCTGGCGCTGCCGACCGAGCACATGATCGCCCGGTACGTGATGGCGCTGCCGAACAACCGCGAGGCGCTCAAGAACGTGGTGATCACCGTCTCGCGCTACAACGGCAAATGGCGCTGGTCGGGGCTGTTGCGCTACTGGAAACTGGAGCGCCGCAACGGCATTCTGTCGTTCGTCATCTTCTTTAACGATGACCTCCAGTACCTCCAGTATTTGCTCGTACCCCCGAACCCGGCCCTACCGTTGCCAATTTTCCAGTTCCCCAGGGAATTCTTCCTGTATGCGCCCCTGAAATGGGCAATCAGCATGACGATGCTGTTCCAATTCTTTCGGATACAAGGTCACCCATTCACGTTGCCGGACGACCCATTTGACCTCGCGCAATGGACATCGACAATCGACTGGTCGCAATGGCAATGCCACGTCAAGGCCTCACCGTTCCTGCTCGATGATTCGAGCCTGTGGGGTCCGATCGCCTCACGCATGAACGCCGCCGATGTGACGTTTGCCGACGCGCTCGACGACGCGCAGATGGTCATCACCTATCGCCGCATCCTGACCGCCCGGGGCGAGCGCGCCGACGGACTGCTCACCCCGAACGTGGCCAACGGTGCGTTGGTGTTCGAGGTACAGGACCGCTCCGGGTTCCACCTGTTCGGCGGCACGTTCCTCGATGGCACGATCGCGGCCGGATTCGCCCGCACCGCGATCACCTACGCGGACGGCTATTTCGAGGACATCCTCAACGTCGTCGCCGACGACGAGACCCTGGCGCCAGATTCCTACTACCAGAACGGATTCCTGGGCACACTCGCCGAATTCCCCTGGATATGCATCAACGACGACCAATGGCACGACTTCGATTCTGAGTTGTCGTGGTCGCCAGCGGGCCCGGTCTCGGTGGTGGTCGGTGGTGACAATCCGACCGCAGATGCTATCGCGCGCTTGGTGATTGAGTCCGTTGGAAACATGATTGGCTACTTTCTGCTGGGCGGGTTCTCCTCGGCCGGCGACATCGCGGCCGATGTCATCATGCCGTTCCTGGTCGGCACCATCGCCGCCTGGCTCGAATGGAAAAACATCGGCCGCACGCGCCAGCTCGGCTGGGTGCACCTGTTCGAGATGTACCAGTCAGGCGCCGAAAACAACGCATGGTCCGCGTCAGCCGAGGCCGCTATCCGGGGTGCGTTCACCGCAACCAAGGCCCAAACCGGCCACCGGATCAAGCTCGACGGCTCGCACTGGGTTATCCCTGGTCTGCACTTCGACACCGGCGACCGCATCGCCTCGACACACGCCGAGCTACTGCGGATTGGCATCGATGCGATGTTCGTCGATCAGGTCGAGGAAATGGTCAACGCGGGCGACAACAGCGCCGGTCAACCCCTGACCTGGGAAGTGGTCATTGGCCTGAACAAGGCCGCCATGAGCCAAGGCGAACGCAACGCGCGAGCCATCAAAAAGATGCTGGCCACGATTCAGAACATTGGAGTGCACCTCATCTCATGACCCAAGAACCCTTGCAAGAGCGCGTAGTCGAGGTATCCGACCGCGACACCACCGTGGCCAAACTCATCGACGCCCTGGCCGTGCTCAAGACCGGACGCAATAACGGCGAGGAAACCATCGGCCTGCTCGCCCCGATGCGCCGCGCGGCGGCCGAGGGTCTGGCAGATCTGGGGTTCCGGTTCGTCGAGGCGGTCGCGACACAGCGCGTCGTGCCGCCTAAGCCGAGCTGGCTCGGACCGCACGCGGTCGGGCACACAGCTGCGCTCGATCCCGAGGCCGCAGCCGCAGCCCTCGATGAGTTCCACCCGGACCTCGCCGAGCGGATCCGGGGCGCCAAGAGCGACGAGCAGCGCGCCGCCTTGCGCGCCGAATTGGCGCCGACCGTGACTGACACCCTGCGCACGGCGATCGATCTGGATACCGCCGTGGGAGACCTACGCACACAAGGCCGTCACGACACCGCCAAGGCACGCGAGCGCGCCGAGGCCCAACAGCGCGGAGAAGAGGAACCATGCTAGGTGCCAAGACCAGGCTCGACACCCTCGTGTTGTCCGAGGGGCAGACGTGGGTCGCATCGTTTTTCCCCGAGCCCGGTACCGCGTTCGGCCCCGGCACGACGGCCGAGTGCATCCTCACCGATCCGGCCGGGGTGGTGCTGGCCACCTGGACCCCGGCAGCGGTCAGCGACATGCGTATCGATTTCATCGTTCAGCCCGACGAGCACGACGCGATTCCGCACGGCGCCTACTACCGCGTGGTCGCGCATCTGCCCGCGTCGGGACCGCGCCCCCCGATCGACCGCAACCTTTCGCGCGGCAGTGTGGTGCGTGACGATAACCCCAGTCCCCTTGCCGCCCCACGCAAGACCGAGATAGCGCTCACGTACATCGATCAGCCCGACCTGGCCGCCGGGGTGAATCCGAACTGGGTGCGCGTCGGCGGGTGGGGCAAGCTCAAGGTCTGGGACAACTCCGCACAGCACCTACCGCCCGGGTTGGCCGCCGACTTCATTCTGTTCGACAAGACGGCGGCGCGCTGGCGTGGTCAGGTGGCCACCGATGCGGTCAAGCTGGAGGTCTCCACCATCCTCGGGTTGGTCAACGCCGGCAAGACGACGGTCGGTGTCTGCTCGAACCAACACATGACCTCATGGGTCGGGTTCCAGATGGAAACCGGCGCGGTGAACAACCGACTGAGCATCGTCACCGCCACCGGCCCCACGTCCTACAACCTGGTCGCCAGCGTGAACAACGTGCTGCACGACAACGATCGCTACACCCTGATCTATGACCCGATCGCCGATAAGTACCTGGCGTACAAGTCCTCTGATTTCAGCGCGCCGGTGCTGCAATGGACCGACGAGGATCACTCGACACCGCACGGTAACGGCTACCGGTATCCGTGCGTGCTGTTTGAATCCTCCCTGCTGAGTACCGGCGTGCAGCTGGGTGGCTGGGCGGTCAAGGACAACTAGGTGACAACCCCAAGCGGCCCCGGGGGTTTCAACCCCACCGACCGATTCGGCGTCACCGGCACCGACGGCTCTGTCGGCGATCTCGTACTGCGAACCCAACCGACGATCGTCGGGATACTCAAGGAACGCGCCAAGGCCAGCCCCGGATGGACGCCGCTTAACCAGCAGTTCGTGCAGGCCCTTGTCCACTGGCTCGGTGACCTGTTCAACCTGCCCGATGCGGTCGAGCAGGATCTCATCGACTTCTTTACCGGCAAATGGGACTTGCTCGAAGCGATCCGCAAGGCGCTACAAGGCATCGACCTAACCAACCCCGGCGCCGTGCTCAACGCCATTCTGGAGGCCGCCGGCAAGGCGCTTGGCTTCCCGGGTGTGCTCTCAATCTCCCGAATCGCCAACATCATTCAAGACTTGATCAACGGCGCGGGCGAGTTCCTAACCGCCGAGAGTGTCGAAGACAACCCGTTCTTTCAATGGGATTCGGTGATGCCCGGGTTCATCTCGGGTGGCTCGATCCGCGCGAGCGCCAACGGCACGCAGCAGGTATTGCGCACCGAGCCTTTCCAGGTATTCCCCGGCCAAACACTGGAACTGCGCGCCGCATCGCAATGGACCGGCGCCAGCGCAACCGCCGGCTCGAATCCCGTCAAGGTCGGATTCACCCCGTTCGACGCGGCAGGCAATCCGCTGGCCGATGTCATTCGCGGTTCGCTGCAACCATCCGGTGATCATGGCTGGCAATGGATTCCGGTCGCCGACAAATGGCCCGTGCCCACCGGCGTGAAATATGTTTCGCAGCTGCTCATCCTCGATAGCGGGGCGACCGCCGGGACGTTCCGGTTCTCGAATGCCTCCGCGTGGGCGTCGAACCTGCTCGACCTCGGGCTGGTCAAAGATCTGCGCGAGATGGTCGACGCCATCGGCGGGACGGTGAATTCCGAGGCAGCCAACATCGAGGCCCGCCTACAGGCCATTACCGCTGACGGCAAGATCACCGCCTCGGAGATCGTGGGCTTGATCCAACAGGCCCAAGTCTCGGGACTGGCGATCATGCAAACGGTCATCAATCAGATTCTCGACATTCTCAACGGCAACATCGTGACCCCGATCAACTCACTGGTACAGGGCGTCAAGGACTGGTTTGGCCTGAATCAAAACAAGACTCAGAAATTGACCAGCGGCGGCGGCTTGAGCACGGCCGATGTGGTCGGCACGTTCGACATGAGCCGGGTCGATGATCTTGTCGATAACCTCGGCAACATTCTGTCCGGGGTCAAGGACGGCGCCGACGGCGTAGGCACCGGCACCACGGGCGCCATCGGGGACCGCATCAACCAAGCCAAGGACTCGCTACTGGCGCTACTGGGCCTGTCTCAAGATGCGCTCAAAAGCGCTATCGCCGCACAGACCACGTTGCAAGAGCAGGAGACCGAGCAGAACACCGGCGACGGCAACAGCTACAGCTTCGTGTTCTCCGGGGCCGATGGCGCCGCACTGAACTCGACGGACTGGACCACCGGCCCCAATCCCGGCGACATCACCATCCGCGGGGACTCCGGCTATGCGGGCGTCAAGAACGGCAACCCTGATGGGTACTACTTCGCCAGCCCCAACTACACCTATGCCACGGACGGGCAGTCGGCCTCATTCGTGCTCGGCAACACCCAAAACGGAAACTACTACTCCGGGGTGTTCATTCGCTGCAACGCCGACCGCACCACGGGCGCCTACTGCCTGGCCAAAGAGGGCGAGGTCCGCGTTGGCAAGTTCACCCGCTCGGGCACCAGCTGGACGTTCGCCACTCCGATGACCTTTCAAGGCGGGCTGTCGTCGGTCAAACAGGGTGCCCGTATCGAAATCCGTTGCAGCGGCAACAACTTCTTTGTCCGCGTGAACGGAAAGCCGGTCACCTCCGCGACCGATGTCTCAGGCGCCATCGCCGCCGGGCCGGACTATCGATACGCCATGTTCTGTGTTCAGCGGGCAACGTCGTGGTTCACCTACGACTCTTACCGCATCGCGGCATTCGCCATGTCCGATTACGTCGCCTCGGGAGGTAGTGCCACCTTGTCGAACGCGTGGAGCCTAACCCGCTCGTCCACATCGGGTTTCACCTACACCGACCCCATCACCGCAGCGGGCCTGCTACCGGCCTCGTTCTTCACCTTCACCGACTACGCCAATGGCGCCACCATCACCGACCTTGGCCGGGGCGCGGTGACCGTGGACCAAGCCGGGCTCTACAAGCTGGCAACCACGTGTCGCCCGTACTCGGCCAAAGGCCCGGTGACCCCGCATTGGTGCCTGTACCGCAACGATGTTCAGGTCACCGGAGCCATCGGCCCCGGCGCCGAATTCGAGATCCTGCTCAACGCGGGCGACAAGATTCAGCCCGCCCTGATCGTCGTCGATTACGACGTGCGCTCCAACGGCTCCACCGGCTCGGAAACCGTTGTCTCGCGCACTATCACCCAAGTATTCGGCGTGGCCTCCTTCACCGGCCGAAAACTCATCTGACACCACAGGAGAACTCGCCCATGACCACACCCGAAGTGCCAGCCACCGTCGATGACGACGAGGATCTGACAGACCCTCCGGCCCCCTCGCCCACCCCGGATCCACCAGCGCCGGAACTGCGGCAGGAACCGCCCACGCCACCGCAGATACCACCCACGCCCGAGCCGAGCACCACATTCACCATGCCCGAGCTACCCGGAATCACTTTCGCGGTAATCCGCGGTGGACTAGATCACGAGGGTAAGACCAACCCCGCCAACTGGATTGAAATCACCGGCACCGATGACGGTGGAAACATGGTCTCCCGAGTGGGGTTCGCGGGGCCGTAATTGTCCTGGTCGCCTAACCCAACTGTCCCGTCACCGCCGCGGGGCGGTAAGTGGTCACCTAATCCCGGCGTGCCGGCGCGGGCGTCGGGCGGTAAATGGCATTGGGTGCCGCGTGCAGCAGCGATCGACACGGGCATCGGCGAGGACTCGGCGACGCTGCTGGCACATCTGCTGGCCACCGAGACCGCCACAGGCGCAGACAATGCCGCGCTACTGGCGCATCTGACCGGCCGAGACGACGGGCTCGGGTCCGACTCTGCCGGGCTGCGTGCATACCTGGCCGGCATGGACACGGGCATCGGCGCCGACTCGGCCACCGCGGTACTCAAGTACTACGCCAGCGGCACCGACGACGGCGCGGGCTACGACAGCGCGGCATTGTTGGCCCACTTGGCGGGCAGCGAGTTCGGGCAGGGCTACGACACCGCCGCGCTGAGTGCACACCTGACCGCGTTCGACACTGGTGGGGGATATGACAGCGGCACCGCAGTGTTTAGCCCACACGCACCCGACACCCAATCGTGGGCCGCGCCAGGCACCATCACCTACCCGATCCCGTCATGGTGCCGGTACATCGACATTGTGCTTGTCGGCGGCGGCAACGGCGGCGGCGGCGGATTCGCCGGATTCATCACCGGCGGCGGCGGCAACCCGGGCAACTGGTCACACGTGACGCTGGAGCGCGGCGTAGACATTCCCTGGTCGGCAACCGCAATCACATTCGTCATCCCCGCAGCCACACCCGGTGGCACACAGGGCAACAAGGGCGCTGGCGGCGGCACCGTCACCGCCTCGGTCGCCGGGTCGGGATGGGCGGGACTCTCGGCCACCGGCGGCACCGGCGACCAATTCGGCACCACCCGCAACGGTCAATCGCCTGGCACGCACACCTACAACGGCCAGCCCTACGCCGGGGGCGCCGTCCAATCCACCGCACAAGCCGCGGGCAACCCGCCCGGTGGCGGCGGCAACGGCGGCAACGGAAACGCCTTCAACGGCAAACAGGGCGGCGCCGGGGCTCCAGGCGGGGCCTGGGCACGGGCCTACCAGTAATCACACAACGAGGAGGAATCATGGGCGCCAACTCAGCGCATCAAATCGATATCTGCAACAAGATCGCAGCGGCGGGCAACACCATCAAGGCATGCAGCGGTGACCCCGGCACCGGCACCAGTGCTGCAAACGTGATCGCTTCAACGCCAGCGTCCTTCAACACCACCTGGCCCGCAGCCACCGACGGTGCGGGCGCAGACGCCGGATACGCGGTCTCACTCGGATCGGCGGGCACATTGCAGATCCCGGCCTCCACGGTGGTCAGTCACTACGCCATCTTCAACGGCTCCACCTATCTGCGCGGCCGTGCACTCGATACCCCAATCACCGTGGGCGCCAGCCCCGTCAACATCGACATCACCCCCAAGACCCGCTACAAGGGCGGCCAATGATGCGCCAGCTGCTCGCCGTGGCCGCTGCCTGCCTCGCAGTGTTCGGCGCCGCATTTCGCCTCGGCTGGTGGGCATCCGACCAGCTTTCGTCCTACGCCCAAGAAATCGACCCACGTATCGAAAAGGAGTGCACCCGATGAGCTTTCGCACTGTGAACGGCAACACCCATACCGAGGACGGCTGGCGGTGCTGCAACCGGGACGAATGCGACATCGTGCGCATACCCGAGCTGTACCTCGTCGATACCGCACCGCTGCGCAAGGGCGCCCCGCTGACCATCCTCGGCGCCTGGCTGTACTGGTATGACCGCAACGTCGAAGAGATCACCTCCCCCGTGTGGGGGTGGTCTGCCACCAACGATGTCCTCGGCACCCCGGGTCGTAACGACGGCTCTAATCACCTGTCGGGCACCGCTGTTGACGTGATGGCACCCAAGTACCCATGGCAGCAGTACACGATGAACGCCGCCACACAGGCCAAGGTCCGCAAGGGCCTGGCGCTGTTCGAGGGCTCCGTCTTCTGGGGACGTGACTGGTCGCGCCCCGACGAGATGCACTACCAGATGGCCTGGCCCGAGGGCGACAAGCGCAATGACGCGTTCGCCGCCAAGCTGCGCGCCGGATACCTCGGCATCTACGCGCCCGCACAGCCTCAGGTGCCCGTGCAGAAGCGTTTCCCGCAGGATCTCACCGACCGCGAGCTGCTGGAGTACATCGCCGCGCAGCTCGGACCGGGACACCCTGACTGGGCATCCAAGGGGATGACCCTGCGCGACAAGGTGTGGTCCAAGTGATCCGCATCGAGGACCGCAACGAGGCGGTGCGTCAATGGCGCGACGTGATGAACGACCGGTTTGGCCCGCTGTACACACGCCTGCTCGGTGAGCTGCCCCGCGATACCGACAAGTTCGGGCCACGTGCCGCTGCATGGGCCAGCGAGTATCAACGGCGCACCGGCCAGATACCCACCGGCGAGGTCTCTGACGATGACCTGCGCGCGTTGGGAATTGCACCCCCGGCGCCGCCCGCCAACCGTCACCTCGGGCTGATGTTCCGGGGCACCGGAGGCATCATCGGCCAGGACTACGTAAGCCGCGTCATGCAGGCCGTGGCCAACCTCGTTGAAGAGGTACACCCCGAATTCGCCGCGACCATGGGCGGTCTGCCGGTCGGCGCCGCTGGCGGTCCGGGCGACATTTCGATGGCCAAGGCCGTGGACATCGCCGAGGCCGACGCCAAACGCATTTTCCTGGAGCGCTACCGGATCAACCCCAGGATCAAGGTTGTCATCGGCGGGTACTCGGCGGGCGCCGTCGCGGCGGCCAAGTTCCGTGCCTGGCTGGCCGAGCACTACCCGGACAACTACCTGTGCTCATTCAGCATCGGCGACCCCACCCGGCCCTACGGTGGCAGCTACTACGGCGGCCCCGTCCTTGCTGGACAGGGCATCTCGTCGTGGCGTTTCGGCGATGTCAAGGACTACCGGCACTGCTGGCTCACCGAGCCTGGCGACATGTACGGCAACATTCCCCTCGGTGTGGTCGGGGACATCATGGACGACTGTTTCGACATGGTGACCGCGTTCCAGATCACCGACCCGCTCGGGGCCGCTGGCGCCATCCTGCCGAAAATCCCCGAAATCGCCACCAAGGCCTTGGGAATCGAGCTGCCCGCCGTATTCGGTGCCCTCTCTGGCGGCCCGGCCGGCATCGGAGCCATCGGCCTACCGCTGGTCATGGGCGGGCTACAGGGCCTACTCGGGTGGGGCGATGTCAACAAGCTCACCGGCCCGGCCGCCGCCGCGCAAGCCGCGATCATCGCCCTGCGATTCGTCACCACCAATCCCCCGACAGCGCCACACATTCAATACGAATTCCGCGAAGTATGGCCCGGTCAAACCTATCTCGGTCTGGCCATTCAGCACGTGCGCGACTGGTGCAGCCGCACCCCCGCTATAGCCGCGTAACCACCACCCCTCGAAAGGATCTCGAAATGCCCAATGACAACGTACGGTTGGCGATTCATGCCGTCAGCCTGCTCACCTTTCTGATTGCCGTGGCGATCCTCGTTGGCGTCAACCAGCTCGAAAGCTCCGAAGCGCTCCAATGGATCACCATCGGGGCCGGTCTCATCACGGCTGGTCTATCCACGACCAAGATGATTCAGGACCGGCGCGGCGGCGGGCCGGACGGGTCGGCTCAGTGATCCTGCCACCAGCACTGATCACCGAATGGCCCCCACTGCCTCCGCTGGCCCGCGACGGATGGGAACTGGCCACCTGGATCGTCATCGCCCTGGTCGTGCTCGTCCTCGGCCTGTACCGCAAGGATCTTCGCGCCGTGCTCCACCAGGTCAAGAACAGCCACAAGACCAACCTCCGCGACGACGTGGACGGAGTTGGCGACCGACTCGACGACGTGCTCGACCGGCTCGACGAGTTCGGCCGCGACCTACGCGGAATGCGCTCCGATATCGGCGGCCTACGCGGCGAGTTGAGAGAAGAACGCAAGGACCGCTTAGCATTCGAGCACCAGGTAACAGAGAAGCTGCGCGACTCAAACTAGCCGACCGGAAACGGCCCTGCTCAAATCCACTGAGCAGGGGCGTTTTTCGCCGTCTATCGGCTAGTGAGATACCTCATCGAGACCATTTTCCCGCAGCGTGGCCGTCATCGCCTCGACAACCCTTGCGGCCGGCCAATCATCCGGCGCTGAAATCAACGTGCCCCCGGCCAGCTCAGTCGCGGTTAGCCGGTCAACGAGATGGCTGACCGTACCAACCTCGGCGCTGATCCACATTCGGTAGCCGACGCCGATCTTCCAGTTGCCACGACGAGCGAGACGACGCACTGCGAGATCCGCGAATTCGGTGGTTGCGGGCTCCCACGTCTCGACCACCGCAGCTGTTACGGCGTCGGCATCCACAGACCGCAGCGCGTTCTCATGCGCTTCACGGAGGGTCGGTGGCCTTGGGGTACTGCTGTTTGTAGTCGATCGTCTCGGCTGCTGGTTGGCCTGGCGTGGCCTCGCGCAGGATCTTGCGCGCATCGACTAGGGCCGCTTTGGGGTTGATGCGGGAGAGCATTTTCTCGCGCGCGGCATCGGTCTGTGTCTTGAGTTCTTGGGTGGCCTTCTCCCACTTGGCGACATACTCGCGTAGTTCGCGCTCAGCGTCAGCCACGATCTGTTTGTTGCGGGCCACCGACTTTTCGCTTTCACCCTCAGCCGGGTGATAGGTCATCGTGAAGTCTTGACTGACCGTGACGCCCTCGCGCAACGCGTTGGTGACGATGTTCTGCCCGCTGGTCAACGGTGGCAACACCTCAAACTCGATGGTGGCGCTGACGAGCTTGACAGCATCTTCGGTGGTGTCGTCGGCGTTATCGGTGCCCTTGCAGTCATCGGCGGCGGCTTCCTGGGCGGCGCCCGCGAATTGCCCAGACCAGTAGGTTCCGTTCGGGGTGGTGGCCCACCGTTTGTAGTCGTCGTAGGTGGCTTTCAACGCCGCTGTGCGCGGCCGCAAACTGTCCACCACCGCCATATAGTCGTTGGCCTTCTTGGCCATGAACTCATCGAGGATTGTCACGGCTGGAGCCTCATGCGCGTTGCGGCGGCTGATAGATGCTCGGCAACTTGTAGTACCCGGCGTGCAGCTGCTCGGTGGTCAAGAAGCCTCTGTGTGCCTCGTCGTATACATCGCTGATCGCCTCCAGGCGAGCGGCGGCGATGCGCTCCACATCCGAGATCGCTTTCGAGAAAGCCTCAAGCGCCGCCAAACCCGGATCCGCCCCAGGGGTCACATGGTCTGCCGGGATACGCCCCCGGATCTGCCTGGCACTCTCGCGCAGGTGCGGACCAATCTTGGCCATCGCGTCAAGGTCGGCCTGCAACACCTTGTCATCGCTCACACCTGCCCCCTTGCCCGATCTGGTTACGGGGCAGACTACAGGCACAGTAGGAAACCGGTCGTGCAATGCCGATCACCGGGCGGCAATCTGTCAACAGCAGCGGGGTTGCCCGGGGCTCAGCGCCCGCGGGTCGCCAGCTCAGGGCACTCGCTCATGACCTCTTTGTCCACGACAGCCCTGGCAGCATCGTAACTGCTGTAGAGGTGTTGATCTTCTGAGAACGTTAGGGCCACGTCGGTCGGCCCCATGCCGGGGTACTTGCGCAGCGTGTCACACACAATCCCAGTTAGACGAGGACTGGCGTGCGCAATTGGAGCGCACCCGAGAGTGATCACCGCGGCCAGCACGAGCGCCTTCATTCGATGTGCCCCGGCTCGCCAGGAGGGATGGTGTCAGCGGTGACGGTGTAGACGTTCGTCGTGACGAGGAAGCGCTGACCAGGCATGACAACCTTGCGCGTCCGCTGCCATGAACCGTCCGGGGCTTTCGGATCGTCACAGATGGTTCGGAATTGTGTACCGAACACTCCTACGCGGTCGGTCTGGCAGCCCGGCGGTGCGGGGTCGTCTGCACTCGCTGCCGGAGCGAGTGCTACGGCTGAGGCGGTCACTCCGGCCGCGGTGAAGAGAGCCCGAGCGCCGACCATAATCCAGACCTTCCGTCGGTGGCCCTAGTTGGACTTGGGCACACAATTCTTGCTGATCGACGACCACACCACCTCGGCCTGACCGGTCGTCATCCCCTGCTTGGCTAATACTCCGGTGACCTTTTCCTCATTCAGTTGGCCGGCGTAAAACGCATTGGTCTTGAGCGTGCAGAATGCACCGATAGATGCGATGACTTTGAAGCTGGTCGGCACGTTCGCGGCCTTCAGGTCCGCCTCGATGCTGTCGTACTCATCGGCGCGTGCGGCGGGCGCGAGCAAGACGGCCAGCGCAGTGATGGCCGAAGCCGTTGCGGTGCTCTGCATGAGGCTCATGCGCGGATCGTACTGCGATCCACTCAGCCACCTGCCAGGAATGCCACCAGTCGGTCCACCTTGTCGATCCCGGTGAAGTGCCGGGGCGCGCGGCGGCTGTCCTGTCCGTCGGCCCACAGAATCACTCCGGTGTGCGCGTACATGATGCTCACCCACGACGGCGTGCCGGGAAGCCGATAGACGCACTCACGGTGCGCATCAGCCGCCCCGGCACCACCATTGAAGACCCAACCGTTCGCCAGTGCGGCACGATCGATCTTCTGCTGGCCGGTCATTCTGATTGCCCTTTCGGTTGTGGACGGCGAGAGTTTAGGCCGCTGAATGCCAGGATGGCTGCGCTCCTGTCCCGCTGGCACCCTCGACAGCCGCCCTCATTTCGTGGTCGTCGACGGCGGTGTAGATCTGTGTCGTGGCCACCGAGGCGTGTCCGAGTAGCCGTTGAACGGCGCGAATGTTGCGGGTGGCGCGGTATGCGCGGGTGGCGAAGCGGTGGCGCAGCTTGTGCATGGTCCAGACCTCGGGCATGACCTTCGTGCACAGGGTGCCCACCCAGCGGGGCGACAGGTGTCCGCTGTCGTTGCCCGGGAAGAGCCAGCCGGTCGGGCTGCAGCCCGGAGTGTGCCCGGCCGCGCCGCGCTGGATCATGGCGGCGATCTCATCGGTTATCGGTATGACTCGGTTCTTGTTGCCTTTGCCGTGCACGAGCAGTTGGTAGCCGTCGAATGATTCGATGAGATCGTTGGTGTGGACCTGGGCTACTTCGGCGCGGCGCATCCCGGCTTCGCAGGCCAGGTGCAGCATGACGGTGGTGCGTGCGTCGGCGGCGAGTAGCGATTCTTTCCAGATGCGATCGGGTGCGGGTTTGGGTAGCGGGACTGCGGCGGCGACGTGGGGGAGTTCGGTGGAAGGGTTGGTGTCGATCAGCCCGTCGTCGTGTGCCCAGCCAAAGAAGCTGCGGGCCGAGTTGCGGTAGCCGCGCCGGGTCTCGATGCTCCAATGCTCTTGTGTGGCGAACCAGGCCTTGAGCGTCTTGCCGGTGACTTCCGCGTGCGGCATATCGAGCGCCCGTGCGATCCGGGAGATATGGGACAGTCGCGTGGCAACGGTGGTCCCGGGGCGTCCGGCGGCGAGCAAGTGTTGCCGGTAGCTATCGATGAGCAT